AAATATATGAACTCGTAATAATATCTTTTAGAAAGGCTATAGCGGGAAAAGTATACCATGGAGTAGTACCTTCTTCATCACTAGGGTATTCACAAAACCATCCGCTAGGCTGCAAATACAAATAAGCATGTGTTAGTAGGTGTGAATATAATTCATTGGGCATGTTAAGTTTTTTAAACCCCTCATGCTCTACCAATGTTATAGGTTTTTTCATTTTTTAATTGAATTTAGGTATTCATCAAAACTGCCATATAAATTTATAAGCATGGCAACTTTGCTATCGTAGATACGTATATATGCTGACTTATAATACCGGTTTTTAAAACCTATATAAAAAGGTGTCTTGAGTTTTTTACCAATGTTTATTACATGGTAATTGAATCTGTCGGTTGTAGTGTTCAAATGAAATTCAAAAAATTCTAATTCTAACATATCAAAGGCATTTTTACCTTCTTCTGTTAGGCGTAGATTTTTAGTGCTGCGACCGGTAAACCAATAACGCTTAAACAGTTTATTGATATCTGTATTAGGTTCTAGTTTTTCAATTAGATGCTGGTATAATAATTTAGTAAATTGTATCTTATCTAGATTATTCATCTGGATAGACCTGTCGTCCTTGGTTCATGAAAACCACACTAAACTTATCTGTTTTGAAAAGAGTGTTTAGTTTGCGACAGAGATTTCTAGCATGTCCTGGATTGCTAAAACTTGTTTTCTTATATTTGGGTGCAACTTCGTTCGCTAGATAATGTTGACTTTTTAAATTGATGGGTTGACCGTCATAAAACACAGCCCAGATTCCGCTGGCTTCGACAATCTGATCGCACTTATATGTCGTTTTATCAACATGTTCTAATATGACTTTTGGTTGTGTTCTACTCATTTGAACCCGCCGCCTTTAATTTCTACTTTGATTACTTCTTCTTTCTTACCATTGCTTTCATTAAGAGCATAATAGTCCGATAACAATTTAGTAATCTCGTCACGTAGCCCACGCGCATCATTTAAGGGTATAACTACATCTTTTGTCTTTGTTGACTCTAAATGCGTTATTTTGTCCAAAAATTTCTTGATATGGACCATGTTAACTATTTATATAGTTATTGGCCTCACTTTCAGTTTTAAATGGGCCGACATACTCATATCGCTGAATAAAGATGTATTTAGGACAGAAAAGTGCCTGATTCTGCCCATTTTGGTTGATTACGAACCAACCTGCTACGTGATAGCATTTGCTTTTCTTGGTTTTAGTAAAGATATGCAACTTACGCTTAACATCGAAAATGTTATTATAAGTCTTGGTAGTAGTAGGATATTCAGGATAAGGCATCTCAACCTTAGTCTTATTAGACTTCATAGGTTGAAAATTAATTTTAGTTTTCTTTTGAATGTCTTTGGTATTATTAAATTGTAATGTGCTGCCGTTAAGGATTAGTTCATATCCTGCATTATTAGCAAGAACATTTCCCACTTTCTTTTCGCCATCAGTAATGACCCAATATTGGTCTTTGATGATTGGTTTAGCAATAAGTTCTGTCATAATTACTCCTTGAGTTTTTCCCAAACATATTCACTTTCACGCACATAAGCAACTGGTGTGATCCAACCATTGCTTACGTATTGTTGCAACTCTAATCTTACTCGGGCCGGACAATCATTTGAAACACTAATGGCGGCGCGCGGATATTCTACTAATCCACTAGTAAATTTGAATCCTTTGTCACTTTGTTTTATTTCTAAAACTTTTTCACTCGGCTGTGATAAGTTCAAGCAACTCTCCCTTGTATGGATTGTTCAACCACTTAGCATAAGTCTCAGCCTGCTCACTAACCTTGTTGAGTTCATACTTGCCGCAAAACTTCATGAAATGTATACCAACTTGTGGCGTAGTCTTGATACGCACACCCTTAGTGATAGCAACGTCAACAAGATCTTTGATGTCATCAGGCTGTGCAGTCAAGTCGATAAGCAACTTGTTGCGTTCATATAAATCTTTGACACGAAACTCGTTACCATCAGGATCAGCCCAACGCTGTAGCATCATGTTGTTCCAATTGAAGCCCTGCTTTGTACGATCAGCATAAGCCTCAATCAAGCCAACCTTGTTCTTGCTACCCTTAGTGCGTACACCAGGATATGCGCTAAACACGTTATCGCCAGCGTCACCGCGCATAATCTTCTCAAAGAGATGGAACTGTGGGTCACCTAACAGTTTAGGTTCTTTAGTCTTTTTGTCTTTGATAGGTTTACCCTTGTCATCAAAATAACCTTCAAGGGTAATCAATTGATTCGCAACACCGTTATACTGCTTGACATTAGGTGCGATCAATTGAACATAGTCAGTGTCACTACTGATGATATAATTTTCATCGTTGGGATGCAAATGTATGAATCTTGCGATAAGGTCATCTGCCTCAGCCCGTTCATGTCGTAACACACTGACGTTTGTTTTCTCACGTAGGAACGTAGTAAAGATATCATACGTTTCCCAAAACATCTTGTTTTCTTCTGCTTCACTTTCAGTCAATGCTTGTTCAGCGACCTTACGATGTGCCTTATACTGCGGGTACACATCTTTGCGCCAACTACGACCTTCAAGACAGAACACAACGTGGTCGATGCCATACTTACGTACAACTTGATTGACGCTTGAAAGTGTGAGGTGTAATGCCATACCGATCTTCTCCCACGTATCGCTATTACGACTTGCGATATGTCGGGCACGGAAAAACGTATTTGCTGTATCAATGAGAGCGTATTTCACAAGCACACCTATTTACTAGAATAATATACGTATATTATACTAAGTGATTGCGAAAATCAACTAATTTGGAAACATTTTTGGAACGCATCCGGGGAAAGATAACCTTTATAAACCTTGTTATTTGCAGGATCAATGTCATTGAACGGAGGTCTCCATCCGTACTCTTTGGCATGCTGATTACTCAGCTCACCTTCAGCCCACTTAGTGGGTGCATCAGAGTCCCATTTATTCAAAGATAAAATATCCTTGATCGCTTTATTACCCCATGTTCTTTTAGCAACGTCCCAAACTAAAACTGTAAGATCGTTTTTTGTAAGATTAGGTAGTAATCCATCATCTATAGATGGTTTCACTTTGAACCATAAATCGTTACCGTTGCTAGTACCAGGCTTTGTACTCCAACCAGGAAACCAAGCTAGTTGTCGAACTAATCTTTCACCTACTGATCCCTTTCTTTTTTTACCTAGACATGGATAACTCATGCCTACCTTCAAAAAAAGATAATCAATGGCACTTGCCCTGTAGACTATAGCATATACAAAGTTTTTCTTTATGCCATGCTTTCTACAAATTGCATATATTTGCCTATATGCTGTTAGGTCTTTACAATCAAAATAAAAGTCAGGCTTATGTAAGTCAATTTGTATCATTACAGCAATATAACTTAAGGAGTTGTAAATGTCAACTAACTTAGGTACAGCCTTTACCCAAAATTAAACAACATGATACCGGCGGGTTCGACTTTGTTTTTGGACAGTACCATTATGCTTTCATCTGTATTCAGATTGGATTTGGCACTAGGTCGTACCCTATTCTTAAGGTCAGTGGTCTGTATATGATGATAGCCCAAACTTTTTGCCAACGTTAAAGTGTCCTCGTACAGTTTATAATTTGAAAAATTCTTTATGTTAACTAATAATTTACCTTCAGCAATTAGATATTTGTTGATGTTCACTAATGTGGGCTTAAGATAATTATCTAACCATTGCTGGTATGTAGTACCAGGTTTATATGATTGATTACCTACCCTATAATCTTCAAGATTAAAATATGGAGGACTACTAAAAGCCAATCCAATCGTGTTCTCCCATTCAGGCACATACACCTCACTACCTTGGCATCGTATGTCGTATTTGCTATCTGTTAGGTTGACTGTATCATAATCCTTTGCCATTTCAAATAATCTGTCAACTAACAAGTTATTAGGGTCTGTCCCATAATATTCTATTTTATTTTTCATTGCGCTTAGTAATCTAACACCCCAACCACAACTAAAATCATAATACTTGTTATTCATATTGTAATATTTCAATATGTGATCAGCAGTCTGCATTGGAAAGTTGCTAGGTTTCATAGCAACGCCCCCACCAGAAATTCTTAACGCCGTCTCTAAATTTTGTATATCAGTATTTGTTTTTGGATACACTTTTTCACTGGCTAATGTGCGGCTATAAAAATATCTTATTAGATCATTTGACTCAAATACCTCTTCTATGCTCCAGCGAGGGGTTTCAAGTTTTACTTTTGCCATCAAATCTTTATAGTAATAGTTGGCTATATCACCGATAGCAGTACCACCGCGCTTTACGCTTTTTAAGTTTTCTTTTACAAGGTTGTAGTCGGGTTTAGTATAATACTGTTGTTTTAGTTCAATACACTTTTCAACAGGCAGGTCATAATAATGGTCGGTGTGCAAAACCTTACCAAGATGTTCAATGGTATATTTTTTCTTAGTGGTTTTAGCCACGATACTTTTATATGATTAACTGACTTCGGTACGGCCGTTACCCAAGTCGCGCTGACGTACAATACGAATATCATCACGGCGTTTTTCTGGATCAGCCATTTCTTGCTCGTAAACTTCTAGTGCTACGTTACGGCACACAGTTTGGAACCAACGGTCAACTATCTCGTTGTCTGTGTCATCGGGTCTAATTTTATAACCTTGCTTGACAAGGTTTACAACAAACTTGTCGTTCCAATCTAATTCAAAACTACCATTGTTTATATTCGCAGGATCTAATTCAACCTTGAGAATTGCAACATATGGTTCTCCATTTTGTGTAGCCAATTCTTTAGGAGTTAGTTCCTTTTCCTTCTTCTGAGCCTTTTTAGGTTTAGCTTCAGTTTTAGGAACTTCTGGCTTTTTGAAAAGACTTTTTAGTTTATCAAACATAGTTCTTGTATGTATCAAAAAGTCTCACGCTTGCGAGATTTTTTGCTTTGCTCTCGCACATGATATCAGCCCACTGCCAGTGTTCGTATGCCCAACGATTCATAGCATCATTGTAGAAATAGTCGCTATGGGCGCGTAGTTTCTGTTTATTGTACCCACTTTCCATCAATCGCTGTAGGTCATGTCGTTCTGATGTATTACGGTCAATGACACCATCTTCGCGTGATGTGCTAAAATGAATGACAGGGCGAACACCACGCCAACTATCAATAAAATATTTGATACGATCATCGTCAGAATGGATATACTCACCTGTCTTTACCCAATGATGATGAATGTCTAGTACTAGACCCAGATGTCCAGCCAGTTCGAGGCTGGATTCGATCCCCCAGCTGATTTCGTCGTTTTCGATGGTAATGGCATTTCTTGCTTCGGGCGAGAGCCTGCCGAGGGTGTCGATGATACCGGCTGGACCTTTGCGACCTGAGATATGTACATTGATCTTGAAGTCTTGGAATTTTCTACAAAACCCCATCCAACGGGCCATATCCACATGGTACTCAAACTCCTCTATACTCTTATTTACTACCTCAGGTCTGTCGCTAGCAAGTACCACGAACTGATCTGGGTGGAATGAAAGACGAACATCGTTAGCACGGGCAGTCTCACCGATGGGTGCGAACCAACGCTCTAGGCTATCCTGCACATCCTGTCTACGCCAAAATGGCTTGTATTCGTCCATAGTATAGAACGATAACATGTCGCTTGTGATACGCAACATACGCAACTGTGGGTCAAGTTTGCTTACATACTTGACTAGATTATGTGTATTAGTGATATTGCGTTTAGCGACTTCAATCAGTTTGTCCTCAACAACTTGCTGTGACTTTTGACGCTTTGCCCATGCGTATGTAGTGCCACCTGTATTGTAGCCGTCTACGCTGGCTATCTCGCCCTTTTTATTGATTTCGGCTAGTTTACACGCGAAACCAATACGCTGAATGTTAGAGTTGAATGACATATATGCTAAATACTACTATAACTGATTGGGAATGTCAACATCATGGATATCCGTAAAATTTTAGATATAGTTACTGAAGCAGATAAGCCACTAGCAAAGGGCATGAAGGTCATGAGCCTAGCCCAATTCTTACAACAAAGCGGTGTTGAAGCACCTGAAGGTGAGGATGTGGCGGAAGGCGCACCAGAACTATTGAAAAAGGAAATGCCAACACATCGTCATGCTGAAAAATTGTTAGCACAAAACGGTGTCAGCAAAGATGATCCTGATTATCATAAACATCTTGCTAACACAATCAAACATCTTCGTAAGTTTGGAAATATAGATCAAATCAATAAGCAAGGTGTTAAGGAAGGCACAGTAACCCCTATCAGATCATATCTGGTGATGGCAAGTAGACCAGGAAGAGGTATGTATACAGATGTTGATGCTTTGATCAAGGATACTGGTACAGGTAAGATTGTTGGACATGTTACAGGTAGAAATGCTCACCCGAACATGGATAATGAAATGGATATTGCCCAATACGAACTTGTATTGAACAAAGATGGCATAGGACCTGATCTAAAGAACGGATTTGAATTTGAAGCATATGGCGACCCTAACTTAAGGACAAAAAGTGGTTATCAAGTTTATGCTACAGACAATAGCGGAAAGAATATACCAAAGCTAAAACCTAAACCTCGCAGTGATGTTGGACAAAAGGTAGTGCAACTACGACCAGAACAACCTAAAAAACCACAAGGTCTATCAGTATTTTCTCAAGGAAATTTAGAGAAAGCAGCACAAACCGCCCAAGACGATGATAGAGATTATGGTCCAGGCATGGAAATGGAACTAGTTTCAAATGTTGATTGGTATGAATTTTTAGAAAAGTTCTTTGGCAAAGAACTATTAGATATAGATAGTGCTAATGAGATGGGCTATACTGATTGGACAGATAATGGTGATATTGTCTTTACTAGTGGAGAAGGTACTCCTGATAAAAAGGTAGATGAAGCAGAAAAATTAGGTGGCGTGTCAGCAAGAAAACTTCCACCAGAAGAAATGAGAGCCTACCTAGACAGAATCACTAAAAAAGAAAAAGAAAAGACAGACAAGTATAAACTACCATATATTCACAGCAGCAATATTCCTATCGTCAATGACGATGGTCAGAAATATGATCTACAAAAGTTAGCAGCCGCATTTAGCGAACGCCCAACTAAAATTCTAAAGCAAAATGAAAAGATGCAGCATAGTGATGGTACTAGTAGCCAATTTTATAATGTTGGCTTACCAGCACTAAAAGGATTAGCAATAGATGAAGATACAGGCGAGTTCGTAGTTATTGACACATGCCCAGGTGCTGGAGCATGTAAACTAGTATGTTATGCCATGAAGGGCGGTTATGTACAATGGAAGGCAAGCAGTCTTGGTCAAACAAAACTATTGAACTTCTTATATAATGATCCAGATGGATTCATGGGTATGTTAGAAAGTGAGATTATTGGTTATGAAGCAAAGAACAAGAAAAAGAATATCAAGACAATTATACGCTGGCATGATGCTGGTGACTTCTTTAGCCCGCAATATCTAGCAAAAGCATTTGCTCTAGCAAAGAAATTCCCAGATGTTGATTTCTATGCTTACACTAAACTAGCAGGCGTGGCACAGGGCGAAAAACCAGACAACTTCAAAATCAATTTCAGTGCTGGCGCACAGCCAAGCCAAGAAAAGAAGATTGACTTTCAAAAAACAAAGAATAGTCGTATCGTTCCTAAAGAACTATTCAGTGACGCACTTGAGAAAGATAAGAATGGCAAGTGGCAATATACAAGCCCACAAGCACAACAAGCAGTCAAAGATCGCATGGCTATCAAGTATAGCCTAGATCCAAAATCAGTTATCACTTATGATGAGATGATGAAGATTCCAGTTGATAAAAGCCCAGATGCTAAAGGCAAGTATAATGTTATCGTCAAGCCAGGTGATGGCGATGATGCTGCTAACCGTAATGATGTATTGAGCAGTCTATTGCTTATACACTAACTTTTAGCAAATCCTTGAATTCATACATGTGTTTCATGTAACTGCCTGGATTGGCTAATACGCTAACAGCAGGATCACCTTTCTTTCTTGGTCCAATAAATACTTCAAAGTTTGTTTGGTTGACGATCTTGAACATCTCTACCATATCACGCACACTCTTGCCTACACCATGACCTAGATTCTCTAGTCCATTTGCTGGCTGTTCAATAGCCATCATCAATGCGTTACAGATTTCATAAACATGTACATAGTCACGCACACAAGTACCGTCTGGTGTGTCATAGTCATCACCATGAATAGTGAACACACCACTATCTTTTGCTTTGATCAATTCTGATAGTAAGCCATCTGGGTTTGTTGGCTGTATACCATCCATGCCAACAACATTGTAGAATCTAAACATTGTGTAGTCTTGTGGCTTATGCTTTGTACAATATTCTACTACACAATCCTCGCTGGCGCGTTTACTGATACTATATGGGTTAGCGCAAAGGCTTGCTTGCCCAGTGCTAGCATAGATAAAATTCTTTGTGGGAATCTTGTTCAATACATTCATAGTACCATTGATATTAGTGATGTAATAGAGTATGGGCATAGATTCACTCTTGCCTACATTGACTAATGCGGCTAGATGTATTACAGCATCATATGGATCAGTTTGATCGGGAATAGTGAATAATCTATTGATGTCTACTTTATAGAACTTATCTACAGGTACGATTGGGTCATTGATATCTAATCCATGAACCTCATAATTACCCCTCAGCATCTTGCATAGATGACTGCCTATATATCCACTACTTCCTGTTACTAATACCTTTTTCATAATCCCTCAAATAAGTTTTCATTTTCTACTGGCACAGTAAATGTTGGATCTTTACTCAACCATGTTTCTTTATCTGTATATATGATTGTATATCTGTGTCTATTAGATAGTACGCTTTTGACATCT